CTCCATATTTTCCCCGGAGGGATATTTGGAAAGCCAATTGGGGACTAGGTTCTAGGGCCCATCAGGAAGTTTTTGTGTGCTCCTTTCTTCCTGCTGGTCTCGCTCACAACGGGCCCTAGAATCTAGCCCTCAATTGGCCCCAAACGCCCTCTATCTAAGGAGCAACTATGGGTAAAAGGGCCGCAACACCCTCTAAACCAGCTCGAACTGTAGAGCAACGCGAAGCGCAAATGATTAACCTGGCGCTTGAGCTTGCAGAGAAGCAGCTTCGAGAGGGTACAGCACCGGCAACCACGGTGAACCACTACCTCAAGCTCGCCTCCACAAGAGAACAGCTGGAGGTAGAGAAGCTGAGGAACGAAACAGCACTCCTCGAGGCGAAGAAGACGGCGCTTGTCAGTGCTGAGCAAGCCGAGAAGATTGCCAAAGAAGCCATCGAAGCCTTCCGTACATACTCTGGAGCGGGAGATGTTACGAACGTATACTGAACTGGCGCGCCTCGAGACATTTGAGGAGCGGTTTGACTACCTGGCTCTCACCGGGCAAGTTGGTACAGCCACGTTTGGCTTCGATCGTTACCTGAACCAGCGATTCTACACCTCGACGGAGTGGAAGAAGGTCAGGAACTTTGTTCTGGCTCGAGATGAAGCCTGTGACCTCGGGATCGAGGGACTTGACATCAGATACATGCCGCTAATCCACCACATGAATCCGATTCAGCCCAAAGATCTCGAGGAATTCAATCCAGACATCCTCGAGCCAGAGTTTCTCATCACGACAACCAAGAATACCCACAACGCGATACACTTCGGAGACCGATCGAGGTTGACACCACGAGTTGTTGAGCGTCGACCGAATGATCAAGCTCCCTGGAGGATCTAATGGGAACCATTCTTGAAGATACCAAGAAGGCAATCGGCATTATGCCGGGTTATGATGTCTTCGACGACCAGATCCTCATGCACATCAACACTGCAAGGATGGATCTCGCACAATTGGGGCCAAAATGCGATGTCCCAATTGAGAAAGATACTGCCTGGACCGTTTTCGACCAGATCGACGACGAGGCAGCCATCAAGTCATACATCGCCATGAAGGTTAAGCTGTTCTTCGATCCACCGGGGAACTCCTTCTTGGTATCGGCATACCAGAAGCTGATCGAGGAGGCAGCATGGCGACTGATCTATCAGACCGAGGGGAAGCAGAGGTAAAAGACCTCGTCCACCACGGCGTAAAGGGACAGCGATGGGGCGTCATTCGTAAGAAGGCTTCTGCCGGACGTGTCGCAACAGCTAGAGCCCTCAAGAAGACTGGGCGCTTCACCGTCGATGCTTCACGAAAGACGGCGTCCAGCGTTCGAAAGGCTAAGCAGGCTCATGATGCACGAGTTGCCGGAAAGGTCGAAGCCAAGAAGGCAGCTAAGGCCCGAAAGAAGTTCGCAAACCGCGGGTACAAGAAGATCAGCGATACCGAGCTCCAGTCTAGAATTAAGCGGCTGGAGCAAGAGAAACGCTATCGGGAGCTCAAGGCCGATCGCCACCTGGTTCGAGGTCGTGAAGTCACTAGATCGATCCTCGAGAACTCTCTGACCAAGGCCGGTACATACGCAGCGACCAAGGCTATGAAGACGGCCTTCGATAAGTCGTTTGATACCGGTAAGGAAGGGAAGTCCGCAGCCGAGACTCTTAAGAAGGCAGCAGAGAAGGCCAAGGAAGCCGCTGAGGCAGCTTCTGTTGTAGCCGAGGAGACCAAGAAGGAAGCCAAGTCTATTGGTGGTCCCGCTCTGAAGAAGGCTCCCGAACGCAAGCAGATCGAGAAGCCCAAGTCGTTCAAGCAGACTAAGCCCTCGCCCAAGAAGAAGCGGTACCCTCGTAACCCGGGGAGCACGGCTAAGTAATGCTCTCGAACACCGCAGTACCAAAATACTACGGGCAGTTTCGTGACGCAGTCATCCGAGGCGAGATTCCAGTATGTGAAGAGATCTCATGCGAGATGAACCGGATTGACGCACTGGTCGCCAATCCCGAATACTACTACGACGATCAAGCCGTAGAAGGGTTCATCGCATACTGCGAGAACGAGCTTACTCTGTCCGACGGAGCCGACCTCCATCTTCTAGACAGCTTCAAGCTCTGGGCCGAACAGCTCCTTGGATGGTACTACTTCGAGGATCGCCAGGTCTTCGTCCCCTATGAGGACGGAGTCGGCGGTCGCTATGAGACCAAAACCGTAAAGAAGCGCCTTACGATCAAGCAGTATCTGATCGTTGCTCGCGGGGCGGCGAAGTCGATGTATATGTCTCTGATCCAGAACTACTTCCTGGTGATCGACACTACAACGACACATCAGATCGCTACGGCTCCGACCATGAAGCAGGCTGAAGAGGTGATGGGTCCATTCCGGACCGCCATCACTCGAGCTCGAGGTCCGCTATACAAGTTCCTGACTGAGGGATCCATTCAAAATACAACTGGTGCGAGGGCTAATCGCCAGAAGCTGGTTGCTACGAAGAAGGGTGTGGAGAACTTCCTCACCGGATCCCTCCTCGAGGTTCGACCCATGTCTATCGACAAGCTGCAGGGTCTTCGACCCAAGGTTTGTACAGTAGATGAGTGGCTTTCCGGCGACATCCGTGAGGACGTGGTCGGTGCACTCGAACAGGGTGCCTCGAAGATCGATGACCCGGTCATTCTAGCCGTCTCATCTGAGGGAACCATCCGCAATGCGGTGGGTGACACCATGAAGATGGAGTTGCTCAAAATACTGAAGGGCGAATATGTCGCCCCTCACATCTCAATTTTCTACTACAGACTTGATGACATCAAGGAAGTAGCAGATCCTGCTATGTGGGTTAAAGCCCAGCCGAACATCGGCATCACTGTCTCTTATGATCGGTACCAGCAGGACGTCGATCGAATGGAGCAAGCTCCTGCCGCTCGAAACGACATCCTCGCCAAGAGGTTCGGGATCCCTATGGAGGGATACACGTACTTCTTCACCTACGAGGAGACGATCCCGCATAGGAAGAATACATTCTGGAACATGCAGTGTGCTATGGGCGCAGACTTGTCCCAGGGTGATGACTTCTGTGCGTTCACCTTCCTATTCCCACTCCGGAATCAGGCTTTCGGTGTAAAGACACTAGCATACATCTCTGAGCTGACACTCATGAAATTGCCTGGTGCTTTGCGTCAGAAGTATGACGAGTTCATCCAAGAAGGAAGCCTCCGAGTCATGGAGGGTACCGTCCTGGACATGATGGAAGTCTATGAAGATCTAGACCAGTACATCGATGAACAAAAGTACGACGTCTCGGCATTTGGGTTCGACCCGTACAACGCCAAGGAGTTCGTAACCCGGTGGGAGCAGGAGAACGGCCCGTATGGTATTGAGAAGGTCATTCAGGGAGCCAGGACAGAATCGGTCCCACTTGGGGAACTGAAGAAGCTGGCTGCCGAGCGACTCCTCATCTTCGACCAGGAACTCATGTCTTTCACCATGGGGAACTGTGTCACCCTTGAGGATACCAACGGTAACCGAAAGCTGCTGAAGAAGCGCTCGGAAGAGAAGATCGACTCAGTAGCCGCTCTGATGGATGCCTTCGTGGCATACAAGATCAACAAGGAGGCATTCGAATGAGCAAGGAGGTGAAATGGGTTTAACCGACCGATTGAGCCATGCCTGGAATGCATTCACAAGGTCCCCGGACAAGAAGAACTTCACACCCGAGTATGGATCGTGGACGTTTGGAAATCCGAACCTGAACTACCGGCCTGTTGTCGGGGATCAGACGATCGTCACTAGCATCTACAACCAGATCGCTATCGACGTATCAAATGTTCCGATCCGACACGTCAAGACTGACGAGAATGGAAACCTCAAGAGCTACTACCGTAGCTACTTGGATGACTGTCTGTCTCTGAGTGCCAACATCGATCAGACCGGACAGGGATTCTTCCAGGATCTAGTCCTGACTCTGTTCGAGGAAGGCGCTGTGGCGATTGTCCCTGTCGATACGGACGTGAGTCCGGACATGACTCAGGGATACGACGTCAAGTCGATGCGCATCGGAACGATCCTGAACTGGTATCCTCGCCACGTCCGTGTGGAGGTCTACAATGACCAAACTGGACAGCGAGAGCAGCTGACGCTAGATAAGGAATTCGTCGCTATTGTGCAGAATCCTCTGTACAGCGTGATGAACGCCCCTAGCTCGACTCTGCAGCGACTTACTCAGAAGCTGCATCTGCTCGACGCCATTGATAAGCAGTCTGGATCTGGTAAGCTGGACATCATCATTCAGCTTCCGTACGTCGTCAAGACTGAGCTCAAGAAGCAGCAGGCCGAGGCACGCCGTAAGGCGATTGAGGAACAGCTCGCCGGGTCTCAGTACGGTATCGCTTACACCGATGGTGCCGAGCGAATCACTCAGCTGAACCGACCTTCCGAGAACAACCTCATGAGCCAGATTCAGTGGCTCACCACCCAGCTGTACAACCAGCTCGGAATGACCGAGGATGTCTTCACCGGCAAGGCCGATGCTCGACAGATGCTGAACTACCAGAACCGAACGGTTCGTCCAGTTCTGAAGGCGATCACGGACGCTATCACCCGGACCTTCCTCACCAAGACTGCCCGAACGCAGCGTCAGCGGATCATGGCGATCGAGGATCCATTCCTCAATGTCCCGCTGGAGGAGATGTCCAAGCTGGTCGACTCTGTCAAGCGTAATGAGATTGGTACGGCTAATGAGCTTCGCCCGAAGTTCGGCTGGGCCCAGTCTGAAGACGAGACAGCGAACCAGTTGGTGAACTCCAACATCAATCCGATGGGCGAGGAACAGCCGCCTGGTGAGGAGCCAGTCGACGAGACCCCTGCATCGGAGGTACCAATTTCCGAACTGATGGAGAGTAGTCAAAATGGCAGTTAAGTGCGATTTCTCTGGCTACGCCACGAAGAATGATGTTCGGTGCTCGGACAACAAGATCATCCGGCACGGGGCATTCGCGGCGTACGATGGGAAGACCGTACCTCTGGTCTGGCAGCACAAGCACGGAGACGTCGAGAACGTCCTCGGGCACGCCGACCTGGAGGTCCGAGAGGATGGGGTCTACGCCTACGCCCATCTGAACAACACCGATCGTGGCCGGACCGCTCGCGAGATGGTCAAGAACGGCGACATCAAGGCTATGAGTATCTACGCCACCCACGTTCGCGCTAAGGGCAATGATGTTGTCCATGGTGAGCTCGTTGAGGTGAGCCTGGTGCTCCGCGGCGCCAACCCCGGTGCCCTCATCGACCAGGTCTCCATCGAGCATGGTGACGACGGCGATGAGATCGAGGCTGTCATCTACACTGATGCGCAGCTGGACTTCGTTTCTCACGGCGATGAGGACGAGGATGAGGACTTCGAGGCGGAGGAGACGGAAGACGTCGAGCACGCTGAGGAGGAGCCGGAGGCCGATGAGGCCGAGGGCGACGAGGATGACCCCACTCTCGGGGAGATCTTCGATGGAATGACCGAGGAGCAGAAGACGGCGGTCTACGCCATCGTTGGACAGCTCGTCGATTCCGTAGATGAAGAGGCGGAGGAGTCGGAGACCGAAGAGGTTGAGGACACCGCCCATTCCGACACAACTGAGGATACTATGGCTCACAAGAACGTGTTTGAGGGCTCCGCTACCACCGAGGAGCTCCCCGTCCTGACTCACGCCCAGGTCGAGACCATCTTCGAGGACGCTCGCTCCAGCGGCTCCCTGAAGCAGGCCATCCTGGCTCACGCCGACGCTTACGGCATCAAGCAGATCGAGACCCTCTTCCCTGAGGCTAAGGATCTGTGGAACACCCCGGAGTTCATCAAGCGTAAGACCGATTGGGTCAACGCGGTTGTGGGTGGCGCCAAGCACTCTCCCTTCTCCCGCATTCGCACCCGCTTCGCCGACATCACGGCTGACGAGGCCCGTGCCAAGGGTTACATTAAGGGTAATAAAAAGGAAGACGAGGTCTTCACGCTTCTGCAGCGTGTCACCTCGCCTACCACCATCTATAAGAAGCAGAGGTTGGATAGGGATGACATCCTGGACATCACCGACTTTGATGTGGTGTCCTGGATTCGTGGCGAGATGAAGATCATGATCGAGGAGGAGCTCGGTCGAGCCGTCCTCATCGGTGATGGTCGTCAGGCCTCCTCCAAGGACAAGATCAAGGAGGACTGCATCCGCCCGATCTACAAGGAGGACAGCCTCTACGCTCCTCGTGTCGTCCTGGCCAAGGAGACCACCACCGAGGATGTCCTGGACTCCATCGTCCGCGCCATGGATGACTACGACGGTGCTGGCAACCCTACCTGGTTCGCCGAGCCCCACATGGTTACTGAGATCCTACTGCTCAAGGACAAGATGGGTCACCGTCTGTTCCGTAGCGTCTCCGAGCTGGCCGACTATGTCGGCGTCTCGAAGATCGTCAAGGTCCCGCTCATGAAGGGCCTGCAGCGCTCTTCCGCCAAGAACGGCACTGTCGACGCCCTCGGCATCATCGTCAACATGTCCGATTACACCATTGGTGCGGACAAGGGTGGTCAGCTCTTCGCGGCTGAGGACTTCGACATTAGCTTCAACCAGTACCACTACCTCTTGGAAACTCGCCTCTCCGGTGCGCTGACTCACCCGAAGTCGGCTATCATCGTTGAGCGGAAGACCGAGACTGGTAACGTCGTCGCGGAGCCGTGATAGATGGCCAAATTCTTCGGTGAGATAGGATTTGCTACACAGGTCCAGACCGAGCCGGGAATTTGGGAAGACAAGATCGTCGAGAAGCAGTACTACGGTGATGTGTTTCGTGAAGCACGTCGCTTTGGTGCCAGCGATGAGATTCTGGGGAGTATCAACCTAAGTAACCAGATCAGCATTATCGCTGACGGGTTTTTAACGGATAACATCCAGAATCTCAAGTATGTACGCTGGATGGGGGGACTTTGGAAGATCTCCTATGTGGAGCTGAAGTTCCCCCGTCTGGTTCTCGAGTTGACGGGGGTGTATAATGGACCGACGACTAGCTCTCCATGAGAAGCTGGTGGAGATCCTCGGGTCAGATAAGGTCTATTACCAGCCACTCCCGTCACTTAAGCTCTCGTATCCGTGTATCGTTTACGAGCGGCATCCGGGTGATCCGATGTACGCGGACAACCTCAAGTATATCAAAGCAAACCGGTTCCAGGTTACTCTGATTGCCCGGCATCCCGAGGACCCGACACGAATGAAGATCGAGGACCTTTTGTTCTGCCGCCATGAGTCCCGACTCGTAGCGGACAACCTCTATCACGACATCTTCGACGTCTACTATTAGGAGATAACATGGCTGCACTTGTCTGGGACAAGACTGGTGAGCGCCGTATTGAGACTGGTGTCGACCACTGTGCGCTGTATGTGTACAACCCCGCCACCAAGACCTACGGCACCGGCGTTGCTTGGAATGGTATCACCGCCATCTCCGAGAAGCCCGAGGGCGCCGAGGCTACCGACCTCTACGCCGACAACATTCTGTACCTCTCGATGCTCTCGGCTGAGAAGCTGAAGGCCACCATCGAGGCATACACCTACCCCGACGAGTTCGAGGCTTGCGACGGTTCTGCCACTCTGGTTAAGGGTGTCAAGATCGGTCAGCAGGACCGACTCTCGTTCGGTCTGGTCTACCGCACCAAGATCGGTGATGACGTGGCCGGTCAGGACAAGGGCTACAAGCTCCACTTCCTGTACGGCTGCAAGGCCTCTCCCTCCGAGAAGGGCTACAAGACCGTCAACGACTCCCCCGAGGCGATCTCGTTCTCGTGGGAGCTGTCGACCACGCCGGTCAACGTGTCCGGTGCGAAGCCCACTTCTCTGCTGACCATCTCGTCTCTCGACGTCGACGCTGGTAAGCTGAAGGCGCTCGAGGAGAAGCTCTTCGGTAAGGATGGCGGTACGGCTCTCGAGCCCAAGCTGCTCCTGCCCGACGAGATCAAAGCCCACTTCGCAGGCTGATTATACCACACCGGGGGCTCAGAGACCTAGACTCCTGGGCCCTCGGTGCCTGCAATGCTTATAGTTTCTATCCCGGATCTCGACGGGTTCGATGAGGCGACTGGAACTTTCGTCTCCATGCCTGGCGGAGTCCTACACCTGGAGCACAATCTGGTCGCGCTGTCAAAATGGGAGTCAATCACCCATAAGCACCTTATCGGTAACGACAAGGTCACCCCTGAGGAGATGGCCCTTTACATCAAGTGTATGATCACCGATGACGAGTACGATCCGTCGCTCTTGGATAGGATCCCCCCACCCGAGGTCGAGCGTATCAGCGCCTACATGGCAGACACGATGACCGCAACCACCATCCGAGATACGGGTGGAGAGTCTGGATCTGGCGAGTATACATCTTCCGAACTAATCTACTACTGGATGATCGCTTGCCAGATTCCTTTCGAGTGTGAGACATGGCACATCAACCGACTACTCACACTTATTCGGGTCTGTAATCAAAAGAACCAGCCCGACAAGAAGATGTCCCAGTCCGAGATTATGGAACGGAACCGGGAACTCAACAGAGCCAGGCGAGCTAAGCTTGGTTCGAAGGGATAACCAATGATCAGTCATGACGAGGGGGTTGAGTACGTCTTCCCCGAAGAGGCCCTCGCCCCCCAGGCGCATATCGGTACTGACCCGATGGAAGACAAGGACATTCATGTGTCCCAGACCACGGAGGTGATGAAGTGAGCGTAGCACAGCAGGTCCTCGCTCGAGCAGCCTCGAGGATTGGATACTATGCACCAGACGACCCTCAGCCCGGATCCGAAGCTGGACGATACTGGGCCGAACGAACTGGTCAGCAGTGGCTTGCTGGACCGTCCGACTCTGTTTGGTGGTGTATGCTCTTCGTCAGCATGTGTCTGGACGAGTGCGGGCAGATTGACGCTATTGGAGGCTTCTCCTTTAACACTGATTACACCGTCAACCAGGTCCGCAAGCACCCCGACGCTTACTTCGTATCGGTTTACGATGCCCTCCCCGGAGATGTCGTCATCTACAACTGGGACGGCGGCGGCACGGATCACGTCGGATTCGTTGAGAAGAACCTTGGCGGAGGGACTCTCCAAACCATCGAAGGTAACACTTCTTCTGGTGACTATGGTTCTCAGTCTGCTGGGAACGGTGTCTGGCGCCGCGTCCGCAATCACTCGATCGCTTACGTGATTCGCCCAGCCTACTCCGACAGCGAGGAGTCCAGTGCTCCTTCTGGACCGGCTGACATCCGTGCTCTCCAGCGAGCCGTTCGCGCTAACCCCGACAACGTTGCCGGACCGAACACTCGGTCTCGTTGTTACGCTCTGGCTGCCGCTTCCAACTGGGGCGGAAACACCTTCCCCTTCGGTGTGGCATTCACACAGTCTGTGGTCGGTACGGAGCAGGACGGAATCTGGGGTCCCGCATCTGAGGAGGCTCATGACGCAACCGTCGAGGCGGTTCAGTCCGCAGTAGGATCTGAGGTCGACGGGATCTACGGTCCTGATACGAATACTCGAGTGAACGCCCTGCTCGACAGGGCCGAACAGCCGTAGGAGGCTCAAAATGGCAGCGCCATACTGTACTTTAACGGGAACAATTCCCGGAGGAGAGAATGGTCGGGCTACTGTCCGAATCATTCCTGACGTAAAGGGTGCTACGGCTACCATTGACGGGGCCTCAGTATCTATGCGCGAGCATGTGGTTCGGACAGACCAGGCCGGCGCTGTCAACATCGAGGTGCTTGCTCCAGGTGCTGGCGTTAGCCCCGCCGGTTCCTGGACGCACACCATCTTCATCGACTCCCCCACGTTTGACATTGTCAAGCACGTGGCTCTTACTCAGGGTGGATCGATCGACATCATGACTGTCGACCCAACCTCTGAGATTTCCCCTCTACCTTTCGGCGGTGGAGGAGGTGGAGGCGCTGGTTCTCCTGGCCCAGTCGGACCTCGAGGGCCAGTCGGTCCCCCTGGACCTAAGGGTGATGCCGGTAATCCTGGTCCAAAGGGAGATCAGGGTCTTCAAGGACCCGCTGGTCCTACTGGCCCCCAGGGCCCTCCAGGACCCAAGGGAGATGCTGGAGAACGTGGCCCTGCCGGACCCAAGGGCGATCAAGGCATCCAAGGTCCTCCTGGACCCGCTGGTCCTGCCGGAGCAAATGGGCAACCAGGACCCAAGGGTGAGAATGGAGCAGCTGGTCCCGCTGGACCTCCTGGGCCACAGGGCCCTCCCGGACCTGCAGGAGAGCGTGGCCCCGCCGGTCAGGATGCGGTTACCCCTCAGCTGGATCAGTACCTAAAGAAATCAGAAGCAGCTGACGAGTACATCTCTTCTGGCAAGTATTATGCCGAAATCAATCATAAGGCCGACGCAAATGATCTATTCCAGTATCTGAAGATTGAGGATGCGGATAAGAAGTACGGAGAGAAGGCTGATGTCGAAGACGCTCTCCGACAGACCAATCCTTTCAAGAACGGTGCTCGGTACTACTCTCCGGTAACCTATTACTGGCCTGACTACTACCAGGACGGAAAGCCTGGGCAGTTCTCCAAGTGGGCTCAGACACTGAAGTTCCGGGACAACCTCGGATACGTTATCCTTAACCGCAACAGCGGCGACTGGGAGGCGCAGGAGGTAGACTTCCAGAAGCAGGGCGAGCTAGCTCTCGGTGCCGGAGCCAAGAAGGTCCTGTTCTACATCAAGACTCAGTATGGAGCAGCAATTAAGCCGGATGACGAGGCTAACCGAGGCATTCCAAACGCCGCTAAGTTCACCAAGGAGTATATCCTTGAGCAGCTGAAGCGAGCCAAGCAGTGGTATGGTGACCTTGTTCAGGGTGTCTTCCTTGACGAGGTCATCAACGGCTGGGACGCCCGTAAGGATCGGATTCCGTGGTATAAGGACCTGATCGACACCATTCGTCGAGAGAATGGCATCGACTTCGTGATTGCCATCAATACCGGATCCAACATCTCGCAGGAGATATGCGACCTGGACTTCGATGTGTGTATGATGTTTGAGGGTACCGCAGCCAAATTCCTCGAGGAGAATCCGACTTCACCGATCCTTCCCGATCACATGAAGGCGTATCCATCCACTCGCTGGTGGGCTGTGGTTCACTCCGTCACCTCCGAGAACTACCAGAAGGTCTTTGACAAGGCTGACAACCTCGCCATCAGCCATCTATACGTCACCGATGGCTACCTGATCGAGGATCCTCAAAATGGTGGTCAGTGGCACCCGGTTGGTAACCCGTACGAGAACCCTCCGGGCGCTGAGATCCGAGAGCTGATCATTCCGTGGCTCAAGGGGTACCTGAAGCTGAAGCTGAAGGTTGATAACCTCAAGATCCCGGAAGTTCCGAAGCTCATCATCCTGGGTCCGGATGATCCAGTTCCAGCTGGGACTCAGTCCGGTACAGTTATTGTTCGGAGGGCTAAGTAATGGCGAGCGTATTTCCTATCATTGGGGCTTGGTGGGTCGGAAAGGGCTACCGAGTCGGTGATGGCAAATACATCGAACTCGGCTCTAGCTCTACCCCGTTTGAGACTGCTGCCGCTCCTGTCGGAACACGTAAGTGGACTGCCGAAATCATCTACACCTCAGGAGATGACAACCAGCTAGCCATGCGAGCTAACTGGTTCACTGCTGATAAGGGTAAGACGAACAAGCAGGACTTCATCGTAACGTGGAATCTCCCAGCCGGTGTAAGCCGTGCTATGAAGTTCGAGTTCGAACTTCCTGGGAACTACCCGATGTGGACCCCCTCGGTAGCGGTTCCGAATACCGGACACGATATCAATATCGTTAAACTCGATCTGTACGAGACGCCGAAACCAGGAATTGAGGTAGTAGCTAATAAAGCACTTCTGGGTACTGGTGGATCTATGGATCTGCTGTCGTTTCCGGAGGCTAAGCCTGGTGATGTTGCGGTAGTCTTCTATGCCTCCCAGTTCGGTAATACAGCAGCAAAACCGCCCGTTGGATGGGACGCTCAAATCGAGAAGAACGTCAACGGTCGATCTGGGTATGTCGCGGCTAAACGGATAACCAATGTATCTGAGGTAACCAACCTTAAGTTGCACGGTGATACTACTACAACTGCTCGAGAAAGAGCGATGTGCCTCCTTATTCGAGGAGTCAAGAATTACTATCCGCACACTTGGACCGCCGGTACCCCAGTATTCAAGCCAGACGATAAGTATATTCACCTTGTAGCCGCTCAGTACCACGGGAACAACAAGACTCCTCTAATTCCTTGGCAGGACGCGACTGAGGATCGACGATATTCTACTGGTGGAGCTTCCACCACAGAGTCCTGGTCCTCGATCGAGGCCGGAATCACAAAGAATGCGAAATCTGGGACAAATGCTCTCGGCTTTGCTTGGGTTGATTTCGAGCCAATGGTCGACGAGGAAGATAAGAAGGTTGTTCCTGGTGTAGCCATTACTGAGGGAAAGGCCGATAACCCGGTCTTCATCTGGGAGAATGGCGAAGAGCGTCCCGCTACTATGAGGGCCGTACCTCGAGGGTACAAGGACATCGGGACGATGATGATCACTCGTGGGTTCCTCATAGCTCACCGAGGGGGATCCGTCAGCTGGCCCGAGGCTTCTATACGTGCGTACACTAATGCGGTTATGTACGGAGCAGGGGCTCTGGAGGTCTCATGCCAGAAGACGAAGGACGGAGTGTGGTTCCTGAATCACGACCGAACCCTTCAGCGAGTCGACAAGACGGCCCCGAATACTCCCGTCACCGAGATGACATGGGCGGAGATCCAGAAGTACACCACCATCGGCGAGCCATTCATGACTGTCGAGGAGTACTTTGCTGCTTACGGGTCTAGTCACATCACGGTGCTCGACCCCAAGTATTCTGCCGCTGAGTGGCAGGAGCTTAAGAAGTTCTTCCCTTCTGATGCTCACGGTAGAATCATCTGGAAGTTCTCCATTGACGCGGGCTGGCTCGCTGGTCAGTGGAAGGCGGACGGATGGAAGTGCTGGGGATATTCCTACCCCGACCATGTTACTGACGGCCGGATCAACGAGTGGCATAAGCCCTGGGACTATGTGGGGATGTCTTGGGAGGCGAGTGACGAAGTCTGGCGACGAACCCTCGCGCTCGGCAAGCCAGTATGGGCCCACATCTGCCCCACTCGAGATGCATACGACCAGGGTCTAGCCAAGGGCGCTATCGGATGCATGGTCTCCGGAGTGGCCAACATTTACTCCGAATCTCTAGTCTAGGAGAATCATGATTACGATCGAGAGCCAGGGAGACTGGAAACTCACCAGGAATTGGTTTGACAAGATGACGAAGTTAGACCTGGCTCTGATCATGAATCAGTTCGGCAAGGAGGGGGTTTCTGCATTAAAGTCAGCGACCCCCTCCAGGTCGGGCGAGACAGCAGCTAGCTGGAACTATGAAGTCACTAGAACCGGCAACAGCTGGAAGATCACCTGGACAAACTCACACGTAAACAACGGCGTAAACATCGCCGTCATCTTGCAATATGGCCACGGTACTCGCAATGGCGGGTATGTCGTTGGCCGAGACTACATCAATCCCGCCATCAGGCCGGTGTTCGACAAGATTACGAAGAAGGCCTGGAAGGAGGTCACTAAGTAGTGGCAACTATTGACGAGCGGGTAGTCTCGCTCAAGATGAATAATAAGCAGTTCCTGTCTGCCATGAAGGAATCCGCGTCCAGCATGGACAAGCTTAAGGAATCCTTGAAGATGCAGGGGGCTGCAGATGGTCTTGCACGAGTCGGCGAGATCGCTAAGAACACCACTCTTGGTGACCTGGCGAACAAGGCCCTAGAAATTGGCAAGAACATGACCGTTATGCAGGGGCTTGCTGTCACTGCGTTTGGCGGAATCGGTGTTGCGGCTCTGAATGCTGGTCGATCGATCATTAGCGGGTTCGTCCAGACCATTAAAGATGGCTTTAATGAGTACGAGCTCAAAATGAGATCGATTCAGACCATTATGGCCAACACCGCTGAGAAGGGAACCTCCCTTGCCGAGGTTAAGACCTCCCTCGCTGAGTTGAACACCTACGCCGACAAGACCGTCTATAGCTTCAGCGATATGACGAACGCCATCGGTCTGTTCACTGCTGCTGGTGTTGATCTGAATACCTCAGTAGCATCTATTAAGGGTCTGTCTAACCTCGCTGCCGCTTCGGGTTCAACGGCCCAGCAGGCTTCGACGGCATATACTCAGTTGTCTCAGGCGATCTCGGCGGGCGTTGTCCACCTTCAGGACTGGAACTCGCTCGTTAATGCCGGTATGGGTGGGGAGTCGTTCCGTAATGCCCTGATCGAGACCGCTCGAATGATGGGTACCGGCGTCGACGAGGCTATTGCTAAGAAGGGTAGCTTCCGAGAGTCTCTTCAGGAAGACTGGCTAACCGCACAGGTTATGACCACTACCCTGACTGCACTTACGAATGACCTCTCCGAGGCACAGCTTGTCGAAATGGGTTACTCCGAGGAGCAGGCCCACAAGCTCAAGCAGTTCGCCAATGGCGCATTCGATGCAGCCACTAAGGTTCGAACATTCAGCCAGCTTATCGACACCACCAAGGAAGCCATTGGTTCTGGATGGGCCGAGACTTTCGAGATCCTATTTGGTGACTTCGAAGAGGCCACGGATCTATTCACCTCTATCAGTGACTGGCTTGGCTCGCTGATTAAGGATAGCGCTGACGCTCGAAACGGGTTCCTCCAGATGTGGAAGGATCTCGGGGGTCGTTCGGCACTCGTGCAGGGTCTGGCTAACATCTTCCAGGCCATTATCAAAGTCCTTGGGCAGATTGGAACCGCCTTCCGTAGGGTATTCATGAATGCCTCTGCTGAGGGTCTAGTTCGGATCACGAAAGCCTTTGCAGACTTCACCTCGAAGCTTATCATTACGAATAACTTTGCTGAGAAACTCGAGTGGACGTTTACTGGGATATTCTCGGTATTCCACATCTTCGCCACAATCGTCGGCGAGGTCGCTCAGGTAATCTTCACGGTAGCCTCACATATTATTGGTGCACTATTCCCGGCATTCGCCGGAGTGAACTCTGGTGTATTCCAGATCACTAAGGTTCTCGGCAAGGCCATCTACTGGTTTGACCAGTGGTTTACTAAGCTAGACCTAGGTGGAAAGCTACTCAAGCTACTTCTACCACCGATCGATCTGGTCGGTAAGGCGATCAAATGGGTTGTGGACGCTATCCACAGTTTTATCATCTGGCTGGACTTCGGATCTAAGGTTACTAACCTGGGAAACAGCCTCAAGGGTCTGGCATCTAAGTTCGGACTCATCAAAGACGCGCTAAAGAACTCGGTTATTGGTCGAGAATTCACATCCGCCATGGACTCGATCAAGAGCGGGATCGACACAGCCAAGACTAAGCTCCATGAGTTCGGTCAGAGCGTCGGAGATAAGCTTAAGGCTAAGCTGCTGTCAGGGAAGTCCGCACTCTCGGACTACTTCAAGGGTTTCGACTTCAATGGGATGACCTCATCCGAGGCCATTATCGCTTCCCTTGGTGCGAAATTCGATGAACTTGGACAGAAACTCAAGATTTCCGAGAAAGTTCAGTGGCTGAAGGAAAAGCTCATTGAACTCAAGGATGCGCTCGTTGAAGCGTGGAACGCAGTTCAAAATAGTAGTGTTTGGGACCACCTCGGCAAGTCTTTCTCCGATATTGGAGGAAAGATCAAGGAGGTTGCTCTCGCCTTCCAGGAGTGGGTCAACGGTCACTCCGCGGTAAAGGAGAAGGCTAAAGAGGCGGCTAGTGCTGTCTCTGGTGTTGGTTCGGCTGCTGCTCAGGCAGCTAAGGAAACCGGTCAGGCAGCCAAGGAGAACTTCCTCAAGAAGTGGTTCGAGGATATCAAGCAGGTTGCACGAGCAGTTCACCTTCCTGAGCTGTTTGACACCATCAAGCAGAAGTTCCAGGAGTTCAAGGACTTCGTTACTGAGACGTTCGCTCCCAAGGTCAAGGATGCGGTTAAGAACGCATTCGGGGCAGTTGGGGAAGCTCTCGGTAATGCGAATGACAACCTCAAGTCTTATGACATGGGGAAGATTCTTGTCGGGGCTATCGGTGGTGGGGTGCTTATTGCCTTCACCCGATGGATCAACTCCTTCAAGAAGAACTTCGACAAGATCGGAAACGTTGCCGATAAGCTTGGGGATGTCTTCGATAAGCTAGGAGGAGTCCTTGAGGCATTTGAGCAGAAGGTTAAGGCTAAGGCCCTTCTGACAATCGCCATCGCCTTGGGTGTTCTCGCTGGTGCACTGATCCTGATGTCACTGGTTCCTGCTCCGAAGCTACTGGTCACTCTTGCTGTCTTGAAGTTCCTATTCAAGATGATGGATGATATGCTTGAGTCTATGACCAAGATGGTGGCATTCAAGAATGACTCAGTTCGAATCGTCGGAATGCTTATCGCCCTTGGTGCCGCAATGGTACTGATGGCTACCGCTGTAAGAATCCTTGCTGGGATGGACCTTAAGGGTGCCGTGATCGGTATGGCGGCAATGAAGATCCTCATGATGACCATGCAGGAATTCATGACCAAGATGGCCGAGACTGATGGCGTGGAGAAGGGCGCTGGTATCCTCCTTGCACTGGCTGCCTCCTGCGTTATTCTATCTCTAGCGGTATACACCCTAGGGTCGATGAACACGGGGAAGGCCGTCCAAGGCGTTATCACTTTGGCAGCGGTTGTAACAATACTTGCCGGATTCATGATGATCGTCAGCAAGGACCCGTATATGGGTAAGGGCGCACTACTGCTCTTGTCTCTTGCGGTTTCCTGCAACATCCTAGTATCTGCAATCTGGATGCTGGGTACCATGAATACCGGAAAGCTGCTTCAGGGTGTGATTGCTCTTGGTGTTATTATCGCAGCTCTATCTGCCGCATTAGTTGTGGCCGGGCGCTCGAATGCTCGAGGCGCAGCTTCTATGTTTGCCATGGCTGCTGCTGTGACTGCACTTGTTGGAGCAGTATATCTGCTTGGTAGCATGAGTATTGGGACCCTGGCTAAGGGTCTTATTAGCCTTGCTATCGGGCTAGGCATTCTGGCGGCTTCTATGGCCGCGGCAAGTGCTTTCCAGAATGGAGCAGTTGCTCTCGGTATTGCATCCGTGTCGTTCATCTTGCTAGCAGGAGCACTCAAGCAGCTGTCGACCATATCATGGGGTGAGTTGGCTATTGGTCTTGTGGCCCTTGCTGGTGGGTTCGCCGTGCTGCTTATTGCTTCTGCAGTTGCTCAGACCGTTGCGGTGGGTCTCATTATCCTAACCGCGGCTCTTCTGGCTATTGGCCTAGCACTACTTCCGATCTCGATCGGTATGGCTGCCTTTGCTGCGGTATTGGGTATCTGTGCTACCACTGGTGCTGCAGCATTCCTGGTCCTCACCGAGGGCCTTAAGCAACTGGGGGCTATTCTTCCTCAGCTGGCGATTGATCTAGCAAATGCCATTGCTAACTTCATCATCACCCTCGGAGCCAAGGCCCCTGAGCTTGCTGTGGCGATGGGTATGCTTCTTGGGGCGATCATCTACGCTATCAATGTCAATATTCCTGGCATTGTGGCAACGTTGTTCATCCTGATTCAGGCAATGCTCACTGAGCTCGCTAACCACGCTTACGAGTTCGGCGCTAAGGGTGCTGAGATTCTGGCGAACTTCCTGAATGGTATTGCTGCTAATATCGGTAAGGTTATTGATGCTGCTACGAACGTGATCATCAACTTCCTTGACGGTATCGCACGGAATGGTCCGAAGATCATCGACAAGGGTCTCTGGACTATCCTTCAGCTTCTTCGAGGAGTCCGAGACGCGATCACTAAGTACTCCGCACAGTTCCGTCAGGTCGGTCTCGAGATCGGTTGGGCCATCATCGATGGCGTGACTGGTGGTCTTGCAGGTAAGGCTTGGAAGATCGGTTCTCAGCTTGTTCAGGGTGCCAAGAATGGTATCTCGAAGCTGAAGAACGCGCTCGGTATCCACTCGCCTTCTCGAGTAATGAAGGAGATCGGTGGATACATGGGCGAGGGTCTTGCCATCGGTATCCGTGACGAGCATCAGAACATCGCTGAGGCCAGCACTGGTCTCGGTAAGGCCGCCTACAATGCCTTGGACAAAGCCCTTGATGGAGTCAACGACCTCATCGAGGAAGACCCGTCCTTCCAGCCCGAGATCAAACCTATCCTCGATCTTGAGGAACTTAAGAAGCAGGCTGGAGGCATCGGAGGACTTATTCCCGCCGTCGGAGTCACCGCGAGCATCGCTAATAGCGCTAGACCGGCCGATCCGATCGCAGTTGACACTTCTGACACGAAGAGTCAAAATGGTGTTACAAACATCACGTTCAACCAGACCAACAACTCGCCAGAGGCGCTGGATGCGGCTACTATCTACCGCAATACCAACACTCAGCTGGCAATGGCAAAGGACAAGTTGACACTATGATCTCAGAGATCTCGTCCACGACTAAGTCGGGGGAACGACTTACTATCGACATCCGTGACCCCTACACGTCGGGGATCGCGATCAAGGAGATTACTGGTCTGGGACCCGTCAAGGCTGATCTCAGTATGGATCGATATGCCTTGATTGACGGAGCCTTCCTCAAGGGGGTCAGGGTTGGTACACGCAATGTTGTGCTGACTCTGATCCCCTGGGGGGAGGACATCCAGCAGCTCCGGAGGAAGCTCTACAAGTACTTCGGAGTATCAGAGACCATCTCCCTCGAGGTGATCACCGACTGGGTCAGCGCTAAGTCTGACTTCATCGTGGAGTCTGTCGAGCCGAACATCTTCGCAGAGCGACAGGAAGTCCAGGTATCCTTGATCGGGCTTGACCCGTATTGGAAGGCCTCTTCCTCTCAGATCCAGAAGGTCGTCGGCTTCAACGACACCGTTCCACAATTCGAGTTCCCATTCTTCTCCGAAGGCAACCACAAGCTTATCTTCGGCGACATGACTAACTCCACGGGTAAGGACATCCGATACCACGGAGATGCCCCCGCGGGTGTTACCATCACATTCACTTTTTTCGGGACAGTAGGGAACCTCATTATCTCGAACACCACCTTCGACGAGACCATGTCCATCTCAAGGGCTGGTCAGTTCTATGCCGGTGAGAAGCTTGTGGTGGATACCCGTCCTGGGAAGAAGTCTATCGTCCACTACGCTGGTGGTAAATCTTCGTTCATCACTGGCGTTCTGGCTCCGGGGAGTGAATGGATCAAGATGCACCCCGGTGTCAACACTCTATCGTTGCAGTACTCTGGCGGTAGTGAGGACCTTGGTGTATCCATCGAGTACGAAAGCCTTTATCGAGGAATCTGATGCACTTATTCTACACGAAAAAAGATAACTTCGATGATAAGCGCGAGATTCCAAGCACGTTCATCTCGCTGAACTGGACTGAGCGCGCTTACGAGTACGGGCAGTTCGAGCTACAGGTATATTCTACCTCCTCGTACCCTGAGTACGGACTTGGTAACTTCCTCACAAGGGATGATACCGAATACGTCATGGTTATCGAGACTGTAGACATCAAGCAGATCGATAACCGGGTATATCTCCACAAGTACACTGGACGATCTCTTGAGAGTCTGTACGAGTGGCGAGTTCAGCTTCACCGTAGCTGGGTCGTTCCTGATGCTCAGGGTCGATTCGACGCCCAGGGTTTCGCTGAGAGAATCGCACACCGGCACTTTGGCGACAATGCTGAGCCGAACCGTAAGCTCCCTAACTTCCATTTCCATCGGAATGATCAGGTCACTCAGTTGGCGTATGTCAACGACACTGGCAACAAGCTCCAGGACGGTAAGTGGATCATCTACGATCGCAACCCTGCGGTAGAGATGTTCCGGAACGTGATCTCAGCCTGCAAGCCGAATGGCTACTCGATGTTCTATCGAGTCAAGCTAGAGAAGGGTGGATATCACACATATCTTAATGCCCCGCACCTCGTTGAGACAATCACCCTGTCTGAGGCGAACGACAACTTCAGCGACTTCGAGTCTGTCCAGAGTATTGTCGACGTAAAGAGCACGATCTACGAGATCTGGGATAGTGGCGATGTGGATCTTCAGTGGGTTGCAGATGGATCGACCCACACTCGAGAGCACACGATTCGATCCGAGAATCCAGTCGACCGACGTGAGGTCTTGTGGGACAATACCCAGGTCCACAAGCCGTACAAGGTTGAGGACTGGAACAAGCTGACTGAGCTTCAGAAGCAGCATATTCGATCTCTGAGCGAGATCTGGTATCCCTTCTGGGTTCTGGACGCCATGTTCCCCAAGTACTCACCGGTGGAGATGGTCTCGGGTAAGATCGATAGCTTCTCGAATATCCAGTTCCGAACCGGGTTCGATGTCGGGGATATTTTCTACTATGTCCCCACCGGGCGTAACTCAAGGCCTATTGAAGCACAGCTCACCGAGATGACAGAATCCTGGTCCGCTGATGGCTTCTCTCAGGTCCCTACCATCTCCATGACCTCTCGAGGAAAGTGGAATGGTGACAGCTTCCGTATTGACTTCGCTCGTAAGGGTCCGGGCGAGATTATCGAGCCTCGAGAAAGGGGTTAATCTATGCCCATCAATAGTGGGTTCTACAACTCAGTAAACGGTGACCGGGTATACGACGCAGACCAGTTCGGGTCCCTGTTCGACGGAATCATTTCTGACGGAGTGTTCCCGAATGTAGGGGACAAGTTCTTTGTTCGCCCGGTTGCGAACAGCATGAACATCTTTGTCGGGTCTGGTAAGGCATGGCTAAATCGTCGCTGGGTCGAGAATACCAGTGATGAGACACTTGCTGTTCAGGCGGCAAATGCTACTCTGGACCGTATCGACTCGGTAGTTCTGTCAGTCGATATTTCCAAGGCTGTTCGAGGCGCTAAGCTTGAGATCATCAAGGGTACCGCCTCTGCTACTCCGAACCCCCCGCTCATTCCGAGCGACGGGGATAAGAAGTACATGATCCTTGCGAACATCAGAGTCGTGAAGAACGCCCGAGCTATTGGTGCAGAGTCTATCACGAACTTCGTGGGATCCAGCCTTACTCCGTATGTGAGTGGACCGGTCAGCACTATCAACCTCAACTCGCTCCAGGCCAAGCTCCAGGGTGAGTTCGACAACTGGTTCCAGACCGTTCGAGACGCCCTGCAGAACGCGGGTGGGAACACCTCTACCGATGTGGCCAACCTCAAGGCTAGTGACAACGCCCAGAACACCAAGATCTCTCAGCTCGAGAACCGGGCCGGACAGATCGAGTCCAGTGTCACTAATGTCTCGTCTAAGTTGGAGACGTCATCGACGTTCTACAACATGGTCAACATTAGCCACTTCGGTATGCACAACTCTGTGTACCGTGGTGCCTCCCTCGGTACGAATATCTCGAACTACATGCCGAGTATCCGTAATGGCACGTTCAGTGGTATGTACCTTGGTGACTACTGGACCTACGCTGGTGTGAACTGGCGTATTGCAGCGTTCGACTACTTCATGGGTGTCGGCGGTACGCCTATCTCCCAGCCCCACGTGGTGGTTGTCCCTGACAAGGCACTCTACAGCGCACCTCTTCACGAGACGAACCCCTTTACCGGATCCTACCTGGACCACACCATCAACAAGTCTGGTCTGGACCAGGCAGTGCGTATGGCCCAATCTGCATTTGGTGCGAACAACCTCATGAAAGGTTGGACTCGAGTCTCGCAGGGTATCAATACCAATGGGACGGTTATCTCGTACACCTGGTATAGCTCATACGCTATGCTCCTGGACGAGACCATGGTGTTCGGTCGTCGACTGATGGGTGCTGGTCCTGAGGGTAACGCTCTCAACCTTGGCCAGCTCTCGGCATTCGAGAAGAACCACACGATGATCTTCCCGGGCTATGAGTACTGGCTCCGTGATCGTTCCCACCAGAGTACCGCCGTATATCTCAAGTCCAATGGTGAGGTCTCAACCGCCCCTATCCAGTATGGATTCGGTATTCGCCCATATTTCTTGATCGGTTAAAATGACGCACTTCGGTTTCAGTCCATTCTTGGACCTCACTGTCGCCGTATTCCTAGGTATATTCAGCTCCACTGGGTTCTGGGCATACCTTCAGAAGCGTCGAGAGAAGAGTTCAGCAAATACTCGTTTGCTCCTGGGGATGGCACACGACCGTATCGTCTATGTTGGAAAGACCTATATCCACCGGGGTTTTCTAACCCTTGACGAGTATGAGGACTTCATGAAGTACCTCGTTGATCCCTACTTGGAATTCGGTGGAAACGGTCTTGCTGAGAGAATCGTCGACGAAGTTAAACGGCTCCCCGTGGTCCCTACCCCAAGACCTCCCGCTAGGAGGAAGAAAGAAAATGGCTAAGCATCTCAAGCAAGGAGAATCGATGCACAACAAGACGTATGACATTCTGAAGTGGGTTGCGCTGGTTTGCCTTCCCGCTACCAGTGCTCTCTACGTCACCCTCGCCGCGCTCTGGCACCTCCCGGCCCCGACCGAGGTTGCTGGTACTATCGCGGCGGTCGACACCTTCCTGGGTGTGCTTCTCGGCGTGAGCTCCAACAAGTACCAGGGCACCCAGCCCTCTGGAGCCCTTCATGTGTCTGAGGACCAGGGTATCCACGCCACCTTCGACCAGGGCGTCGCCGAGATGCTCCGGAATGGGAAGGTGACGCTGGACGTCAAGCAGGTCTAAGCGAGAAAAACCTGCTCTATATTGAAGACCCTAGAAAGGAGCCACACCATGAAGAACCCTGACCCCATTCAGCAAACAATTGAAGCTGCTCTGAAGGAGGCCGAGCTTCACGATCCATCTAGTGAGGACTACACCACAATTGCTCGAAATGTCGAGACTCTTGCAAAAGCCAAAGCCCTTGGCGAGAGCAAGAAGCTCAGCAAAGACGCAATTCTCGGTGCAGCTACCTCACTGGCCGGTATCGTAGCCGTCCTCCAGTACGAGCGACTTGCAGTCGTCAGCTCGAAGGCGTTTGGTTTGATCATGAAGGTTAAACCCTTCTGAGATTCGCCTGGCCCCCTGTGCTATACGCATGGGGGGCTGGGCTTATCTTTTTTGCCTACGCGAGAAAAACGGGCTTTATATTGAAACCCGTCATAGAAAGGACACTCTCATGAACCTCTCTCCCGCCGCTGCACAGGCCGCCCTCGACTACGCCGAGGAGCTTGCTGCTACTGGACTGAGCTCTGAGCAGTACGACCACTACTACCTCTGATACAGTTCTAGATCCCGCCATGGGATCTAGGCTTATCTTTTTTTTGCCTAATCACACAAGTTGCAGGAGTCGCAGAAATAACACACTGTATATTGAAGACCCTTAGAAAGGAACCACAATGACCACCCTCCTCGCTCTTGTCATCGCCCCCTTCGTCGTCATCGGCACCCTGCTGATTGTCGCCGAACTGGTTGGCAAGAAGAAGACCTGGAACTTCTGATCCTACCACCTTCCAGCCAAAGATCCCTCCATGGGATCTAGGCTTATCTTTTTTTTTCGCAGGAATAACTTAGCGTATACTGAAGATCCTACGAAAGGAAAGACTATGCTCTACATCGCCCTTTGCCTCGTCACCATCCTCAGCATCTTCTTCGCTGTTGCTCACGAAGAGCAGAAGTACGCCACCTTTAAACTCAAGGCTCGCGTGCGGACGCTCGAAGTCGAGAACGCGAAGTTGCGCGCTGAGCTTATGACTGATGAGGAATGGGACACGATGGTGGAACAGGCTATCGCCGTTTCCCGTTGATCCAAGTTCTATATCCCTAACCTGGGATATAGGCTTTCGCGAGAAAAACTGACTCTTATATGAGACCCCTCTATTTGAAAGGAACCACTCATGACTGAGACCACCGACACCTCCGTTGAGACCAACGAGAAGATCGTCGAGTTCAAGTTCAACAAGGACGCTCTCATCGCCGCTACTAAGCGCAACTCCAAGAAGTTGATTGCTGGTGCCGCTGTTATAGCAGCCGGTACTGCACTCACCCTCATGGCGTTCCGCTCGGTTCCGGACGTTGACGAGCCCGAAGAGCTTGAGCACGACGACCTCGATGAGATCGACGAGATCGAAGCCTCTGACGAGACCAACTGAGACCTCATCCTATATCCCGACTTGGGATATAGGCTTTTCTAAGGAGAACACATGGCTAAGGTATTCAACTTCCTGATCATCTGTTTCTATGCCTCACTCGGATATCTCATGTGGGACAAGATCGATGCCGCAGTCTCAGAAAAGATCTTCCTCGAGACGGTAGTCGCTATATTTGCCGCAATTACAGTGATGTTCATCGATATGGAGTTTATGGACTAATCCGCGAGAAAAACCGGTCCTATATTGAAACCCCTCCGTTTGAAAGGACCACATCATGACCCGCATTGCCGTTTCGATCATCAAGACCGTGACCTTCCTCCTCGGAATTGTTCTCGCATCCTGCTTTATTGGACGCGGGGCTAACTCCCGGATGAAGCACGTTGTTGGGATCCAACAGCGCTACATCGCGCGCCGTGATCGTAAGATCAACCGCTGGTAATTCAGCACTATACCCCGACATGGGGTATAGGCTTTTCCTCGAGAAAGGAGCACACATGTTCGAGGAACCACCGATCTACTACATCCTCATCAGTCTCATCTTCCTGATCATCTTCGGAGCAATCAGCTTCGCCACCTGGCTTGTGTGGCTGACAAACGTCGCCTTCTTCGTCAAGCTGGTCATCACTGCAATCGGATTCTTGTTTGCAGCTTTCACCGTCATCCTCTACACGATATCGGCGGAGTGATATGTTAGTCGTACTTCTCGGTCCAAGTTGTTCAGGCAAGTCTACATTCCAGAAGGAGCTGATTGAGAATGAGGGGTACCATGCAGTCCGCACTGCAACGACCCGACCTAAGCGTGTGGGAGAGGACCTATCTTCCTACTACTTCCTCAAAGATCAAAGCTTTGCTGAATGGGAAGTACGGGGTGATCTCCTGTGTGTCGAAACCTTCCGAGGTTGGCGATACGGGGTACCGCGTGACGAGATTACCCGGAGGGGAGACCGCCCTAATCGGGTTGTCATCCTCACACCCGGAGGTGTCATGGAGCTCCTATCACGACACACAGATATCATCACCGCCGATGCGCTGTCCATCCTATACCTCGGAGTGGATGGGGCTACGGGGGAATCTCGCGCTTGCCGTAGAGGGGATTCACGACGAGAATACCTCCGACGAATGGCCGCAGATTCCATCGATTTCCGACACTACCCTAAAGAGACTGGCGTTTGGGAGTTCACCCCAGATTACATCCTGGATTGCGTCAACAATCCGCAGAATTACAAACTCACTCCTCGACTCAGGAAAGTAGAAAGGAAGCACAAGTGAGCATCATCTGGTATACGCTTTATATTCTCGGAGCCATCTCGATCGTCCTACTCTGGGTCCAGCTTATGGCCTTGATCGGAACCGCGTGCAAGGTTATCCGAGACAAGGAGTGGGCTCAGGTCAAGGTCATCGAGGGACCTCCTGGACCTAAGGGGGATCGCGGTGAGCGTGGTCCTGAGGGTCCTCGAGGGCTTCCTGGTTCCACGGGTAGCTTCGTGTTCAACGACCATGCCAAGGCAACAGTCAAGGCAGTAATGCGGGAGCAGGGTATTCTCTCTCGTAAGGATATCGAGGCGCTTATCCGCATGGAGGTGGCAGCACACCTCACCAAGTTCAGCGAGACCACTAAGAAGGAGGACAAGTGATCAATGCGAACGGTTGTACGCAATTTATCAAGACAAACGCGCCAGCGATTCTCACGGCTTCCGCGTGCATTGGGACCGTCGCTACGGCCATCCTCACGGCGAAGTCTACAACGCTCGCGATTGAACGGATCGCCGATTATTGTGAGGATAACCTCCGGTCGCCGGAGGACCTCACCTGGCGGGAGAAGTTCGCAATATCTTATCGGGTGTACATTCCCCCGGCCATCACAGGGGTTGCAACTCTGGTATCGATTGTCGCGGCAAACCGTATCCAATATGCTCGTGGAGCGGCGTTTGCGTTGGCCTACTCGGGTTCAGAAGCGGCGTTTAGACGATATCGAGACGCGGTGGCGGACGTGGTTAAGCCGAAGGACCTGGAGAAGGTTAAGGCCCGCGTTGCAGAGAAATCGGTTCAAGATGCTGGCAAACCTGTGTCCGGATCCGTTCTGGTCGCTTCCTCCGGAGACGTCCTCTGCTATGATGTATTCTCGGGACGATATTTCAAGTCCGACATTGAAACAATTCGTCGAGTCGAAAACAACATCAATGGACAGCTCAATCTCGAGTGTTATGCCTCTCTCAATGAGTTCTACAATGGCCTCGGGATTCCTCCCATCGCGGCAGGAGAGCTTGTAGGCTGGTCCGAGCCGAATTCACTCTCTGTGGAGTTCGGATCCCAGCTTACAGAGAAGGGCGAGCCTGTCCTGACCGTCGACTTCCTTGTTTCCCCCAAGGAAAACTACTTCAAGATCAACTGAAAGGAAACCATCAATATGTTCTCTCACATTGTTCGCGTTAAGGGCTTCTTCGACGACGAGCCCAAGGCCAAGAAGCTCTACTTCCACCTGTCTCGCCGTGAGATGTTCGACTTCATCAAGCGATACGACAACGTCACCAACTTCCAGGAGTGGATGCAGTCGGCAATCGACGCCGAGGACCTGTACACTCTCATGGAGTTCTTCGATGACCTGATTGGAACCTCGTATGGTGAGCGTCAGGGTGAGCACTTCGTCAAGACCCCTCAGATCAAGGAGTCCTTCCTCAACTCCCCAGAGTACGATAAGCTCTTCGACCTCTTCATGGAGAACCCCGGTCTCGTGAAGCAGTTCTACGAGGGCATTCTCCCTGAGAAGCTCCTCAAGCAGGTCAAGGAGGACGGTAAGTTCGCCGAGGTTGAGGAGAAGATCAAGGAGGCAGAGCTCAACAGCCTCTGATTCATATTTGGGGGCCCTGGAGAAATCTGGGGCCCCCACTTCCTTTGAAAGGAGCCACCTTGGCTAACGCACCGATTCGTCCGAACCTACCCTCTAACAGCAAGCTCCCTGAGCGCAAGAAGGTTGAGCAGGTCACCACTGCCACCGTAACCAAGAAGAAGTCTAGCTTCGGGACGAAGGCTATCTCGGCTTTCGTCGGAGAGGATATCCACAATGTCGGCGAGTATCTACTCTACGATGTTACTATCCCTGCTATCAAGAACACACTCTCGGATCTGGTCAGCCAGGGCATCGAACGCCTCCTCTTCGGAGAGTCTTCTCCTCGAGCTCGCAGCTCGTCCGGGGGGTCCCGTGTCTCATACGGATCATATTCTCGACCAGGCTCAGCACCAGGCAATCGCCGAGACGCTTCTCCTCGTACACGTCGATACCATGATTTCTCAGAGATCGAGCTCGAGTCCCGAGATGAAGCTTATCTCGTTATCGACCGACTCGGAGACCTCATCGAGGAGTACGGTCTTGCCACCGTCGCCGATCTCTACGATCTCTGCGGTATCACTACCGAATACACTGACGAGAACTGGGGCTGGACTTCGGCCCGGTACATGTCGGTGATCCGTAGCCGTCGTGGCTACATGCTTCAGCTCCCGAAACCCGACCACATCAATGCACGATGAATCCTCAGAAAGTGCGGCTTGAGCTTATCGCCGCTTACCCATTCTCAGACAAGTGGCGTCGCCGTGTTGAACGCATGGAAGACGACCAGGCAATCGCTATCTATCTTCGACTCAAGGAAGCAGGACGTATCAAATGAATCTCGGAATTGTCACCCGCCTCGCTGGACGCGCTGGACTGGTCCTCAGCAAGCACGCCCCCACCATTCTGACCGCTGCCGGTACCGTTGGCTTTATCGGCACTACTGTTCTCGCCTCCAAGGCAACCCTCAAGGTTGAGGAGACTCTGGCTGAAGAGGCTGCTCTTCTCGTCAAGGTACACGAGGCCCACGAGGACGGCAAGCTCACTGATAAGGACGCCACTCGGGACAAGGTCATCCTCTACACTCGAATGACCACCAAGCTGGCGAAGCTTTATGCCCCCGCCCTGATTCTTGGTGCCGCCTCCATCGCCTCTCTGGTGACTGGACACGGTATCATGCTCAAGCGGAACGCTTCTCTGGCTGCAGCTTACGCCGCTGTTGACCAGGCCTTCAAGACCTACAAGAAGAAGGTCGAGGCCAAGTTCGGCAAGGATGCTGTGATCGACGCCCTCATCTCCAACACGGAGGACGAGATCGCTGACAACGAGCTGACCCTTGAGGCTATTGCAGCTGTCGACAAGGTTTCTCCTTACGGGGTTATCTTCGACGACGAGAACATCAACTGGTCTGCTGACGAGGACCTGGCTATGCTCCACCTCAAGTGCCAGCAGCAGTATGCGAATGATATTCTCCAGACTCGTGGGCACATCTTCCTCAACGAGGTCTACAAGATGCTCGGGTTCCCCCACACTCCTGCTGGTGCTGTGACTGGCTGGGTCAAGGGACAGGGTGACGACTTCGTCGACTTCAACATCTTTGAGGGCACCTTCGAGGGTGAGGATAAGAACGGCCGTACTGTCACCAAGTGGGCGCTGGACTTCAACGTCGACGGTGTTATGTACGACAAGATCTGAGGTGACCATGCTTGAGAAGATCGCATATTTCGCAGCCGGAGCTGTCACAGGCGGCCTTGGCGTATATTTCGTTCTTGCTCGCAAGTTCGAGCAGGACTTCCAGGAAGCAACAATTGAGATCAACAAGGAGCTTGCTGAAATTGCTGAAGCGAAGCACAAAGATCGCGTGGGAGATGGCCCTGATCCAGAGGATCGGGAATCCGATTCTGAGCCGGTGGTACCGAGCGCTGTTGTGGACTACTCTCCGACTCCTGTGGAAGATTCCAACCAGGAGGAAGTGACCAAGCGTACGATGGATCGACAGCACTTCGAGGCCTACCAGATCACCGAAGAGGAGTATCGGGCTAAGGGTCATCAGGAGCATGTCGAGCTCACGTATTACATGGAGGACGATGTATTCGCTGACAACCGGGGCGTTCCTATGCAGGACACGTCCTGGTTCGACAACATCATCAGCGGTGTGTCTGCCTCCGATTCCATCATCTATGTCCGAAGCATGAGCCGACACGCGGACTTCGAGATCACTCTTCTCGACGAATCCTACGAGCACTCAGTTCTCGGGGTTGAGTATTACGAGGACGAGTAATGATCGAGGCGGCACCGGATAACTCATATTTCGAGTGGCTTTGTGATCGAACCGGGGATACTCGCATGGCCGAGTGTCCCGAGGAATCATATTTGAGCCTTCTCGAGATCATGCACCAGACGCCGTTCCGGGTGACTATCCAGAACGACATCAACCGTGCACAGGATGGCATTGACCTTCGTAGGCAGTTCGTTCGAGAGAACAACGACGTGTCCTATGTATGGCTTAATGAGCAGCAATGCTCCATGCTCGAGATGTTCATTGCTTTGGCCGAGCGTATGGACATGATGCTCGAGGATGACGATACGCCATATTCCCTTGAATGGTACTTCTGGGAGATGGTGAAGAACTGTGGCCTCTACGACTACACGGATGAGGCCCTGTTCAACCCCCGCCACGAGGAAGAGGTAGAGTCTATCCTCGAGCGGATCAACTCAAGGGATTACACGAAGCTGGGACACGGATCCATGTTCCCTCTTCGTGCGATTCCACTTCATGGCGCACGTGATATGCGTAAGGCGGAACTCTGGGCCCAGATGAACGCCTACGCAAACGAACATTACTTGTAAAGGAGACTCATGGATTTCTACCGAATCTGCGAGCGTACCACAAAGAGTGGAAAGGTGGAAATCTACCCTGAGTTCCTCGTCGGACGATCGAGGGATATTCTCATTCAGGGGCGAGACTTCCAGGCAATCTGGGATGAGGAGAAGGGGCTCTGGTCTACAGACGAGTTCGACGTCGCTACGTTTGTAGACCGGTCCCTCTTCGAGCACCAGAAGAACTACAAGGGTCAGATCGAGACCATCGTGAAACCCTTGTCAAATTACAGCAACGGACTGTGGACCAGCTTCCAGACTTGGAAGTCCAGGCTTCCTGACAATGGGCAGGAGCTTAACGCCAAGCTCATATTTGCAGATAGTACTCCTAGAAAGGAAGACTATGCCACGGCCAGGCTCCCATACTCCCTCGAGGAAGGTTCGCCGGACGCTTGGGGAACTCTCATTGGAACTCTATATGATGAGGATGCTCGACGAAAGCTCGAGTGGCTCATCGGGTCCATCGTGGCTGGAGACAGTAAGCGGATACAGAAGTTTGCCGTCTTGTATGGCCCACCAGGATCCGGTAAGTCTACCGTCCTCAATATTCTGGAGCTTCTTTTCCAAGGATACACAACTACGTTTGATGCGGGAGCTCTTGGATCCAAGTCAGATCAGTTTGCGACCAGCACCCTTGGTAAGAGTTCGCTCGTGGCCATCGATCAAGACGGAGACCTCTCAAGAATCGAGACCAACGGCCTCCTCAACAGTGTCGTCGCACATGAGACAATTCTTATCAATGAGAAAGGAGTTAAGCGATACCCTAAACGGATTAACGCGCTCCTTTTCATCGGCACTAACAAACCTGTCAAGATCACTGACTCCAAGTCAGGAATCATCCGACGACTGATTGATATCTCCCCCACCGGACAAACAGTGGGGGCTGATGTATATCAGACGCTGATGACTCAGATTCGAGACGAGCTTGGTAAGATCGCTAATCACTGTCTTTGGGTTTATCGTAGTCTTGGTAAGCACTACTACGACGCCTATAAGCCCCAGGAAATGATGATGAAGACGAATGTACTCTACAACTTCGTCGAGGAGAACTACCTCCTCTTCAAGACCGAAGAGTATATTCCACTCACCATGGCTTATAAGCTGTATAAGGAGTACTGCAGTGAGAGTAATATCCCGTACCAGAAGAGCCGATATCAGTTCCGAGAAGAACTCAAAGACTACTTTGATCACTTCGCTGAGCGACGACAGTTTGGGGGCGATAGACTACGCAATGTCTATTACGGGTTCAGACATCACCTACTGGATCCTGCCGAACTCGAAGCTGATCCAGAGAAACCATATTCACTCGACCTGGACTCTACCGAATCCCTTCTCGATGGGGTACTCGCTGACTGTCCAGCCCAAAGAGCCGGAGACCATGGGACTCCGCAGTTCAGATGGGCGAACGTTCGAACCACTCTTCGTGAGATAGACACGCATGAAGTCCACTACGTCAAAGTCCCAGACAACCACATCGTTATCGACTTTGATATCAAGGAGGACGGTCGGAAGGACCTTAATCGAAACCTACAGGCCGCCTCAGAATGGCCCCCTACCTACGCCGAGACCAGTCAAGGTGGAAATGGAGTTCACCTCCACTACATCTACGACGGAGACCCTTCCGAACTGGCGAGGCTCTACGACGAAGACATTGAGATCAAGGTCTTCACGGGTGATTCCTCTCTGAGGAGAAAGGTCACTCACTGCAACAACATCCCGGTGGCTCATATTTCGGAGGGGCTACCGTTTAAGGAGAAGAAAGTGATCAACAAGACCACCATGGCCAACGAGAAGAAGGTCAGGGAGCTTATTGAGCGCAACCTTCGAAAGGAGATCCACCCCTCGACAAAGCCCTCGGTCGACTTCATCGCCAAGATCCTCCGTGACGCCAAAGAACAGGGGATGGTGTATGATGTCAAGGATCTGAAGCCTCGTGTGCTGGCGTTTGCTATGAACTCGACGCATCAGTCTGAGGCAGCCATTAAGGCCGTGATGGAGATGCCGTTCACCAATGAGGATCCTGAGGAGAAGTCCGTCGGGTTCCCAACTGGTGAGCTGGTGTTCTTCGACTGTGAGGTATTCCCGAATCTGTTCCTCGTGAACTGGAAGGTGAAGGGTAATCCGCAGGTACACCGGATGATTAACCCCACCCCCGAAGAGATCGAGGCCCTCTGTGAGATGCGGCTTGTCGGCTTCAACTGCCGGAAGTACGATAACCATATTCTCTATGCTCGTACGCTGGGCTTCAACAACGCCAAGCTGTATGACTTGAGTAAGCGGATCATCGAGAACAGCGTCACTGCTGGATTCGTTGAGGCGTACAACCTGTCCTACACAGATGTGTACGACTTCGCAGCCACAAAGATGTCCCTCAAGAAGTGGGAGATCGAGCTTGGTCTGCATCACCAGGAGCTCGGAATTCCTTGGGACGAGAACGTTCCCGAGGATCGCTGGGAAGAGGTGGCGGAGTACTGTGATAATGATGTTATCGCAACCGAGGAGGTCTTCAACCACCTCCATGCGGACTGGCAGGCCCGCCTTATGCTTGCCGAGCTGTCTGGTTTGACACCTAATGACACAACCAACAAGCACAGTCAGTTCATCATCTTCGGGAAGAACAGGAACCCTCAGAGTGAATTCGTTTACACCGATCTCAGTGAGCAATTCCCTGGCTATCAGTACGCTTTCGGCAAGTCTACCTATCGTGGGGAGGAGGTCGGTGAGGGCGGATACGTCTACGCCGAACCAGGAATCTACGTCGACGTCGCACTTCTCGACGTTGCGAGCATGCATCCCACTTCAATCGAGTGTCTCAACCTCTTCGGAGACCGATACACTCAGCGTTTCAGCGAGATCAAGCAAGCCCGAGTAGCAATCAAGCACCACGACGACAAGCTCGCAGGATCTCTGCTAGACGGAGCTCTCAAGCCGTTCCTCGAGGAGGGTGTGGACTATGAGGCACTGGCCTTTGCTCTTAAGATCGTCATCAACTCGGTGTACGGTCTCACTGCGGCCAAGTTCCCCAACGCCTTCAAGGACCCCCGCAATGTGGACAACATTGTCGCCAAGCGTGGCGCTCTGTTCATGGTGGATCTGAAGCACTTCGTCCAGGAGCAGGGCTTCGACGTTGCACACATCAAGACCGACTCGATCAAGATCCCGAGGGCTACTCCCGAGATCATCGAGAAGGTCATGGAGTTCGGCAAGAAGTACGGCTACACCTTCGAGCACGAGGCTACTTACGACCGTATGTGTCTCGTGAACAAGGCCGTCTATGTCGATTACGAGGACGGACACTGGAGTGCTACCGGCGCCCAGTTCCAGCACCCCTACGTCTTCAAGGAGCTCTTCTCGAAGGAGGAGCTGAATATTCGAGACGTGGCGGAGACCAAGAGCGTCACTACCGCTCTGTACCTAAACAATGGCACTGAAGAGAAGCCTGAGATGGAGTTCGTCGGTAAGACCGGCGCCTTCGTCCCCGTGAACCGTGGAGGCGGGATCCTTCTCCGCGAGAAAGATGGTAAGTTCCATGCCGCATCAGGCAGTACCGGTCACAGGTGGGTACAGTTCGAGGCCTTCAAAGATGCCCACCCCGAGGACTGGAAGGAGTGGGTCGACTGGGACTACTTCGAGGGTCTTGCTGACGATGCAAAGACTGCGGTGGGAGAGTTCGGTGACTTCGAGGCCTTCACCCTTGGAGCTTGAGCCGTATATCTGGAACGGAGACAACGATGGCTGAGTTCGTGAATATCTGGGATCCGTACAAGGAGCTCTCAATCGAAAACGACCGGGATCCGGTTACCGATGACGAGCTCATCTACGGTAACAACGTCAAGCACTTCACCTTGACGGTATATTCTCCTGAGGGTCGGGTCAGTAAGTACTGGAATACCCGGATCCTCCCGGACAAGGTAGGGAACTGTCGAATCGCCTGTCCTCGAGACGGCAAGATCCTGTGCTTCAACTGGTTCAACTGGACCGCATATATGTTCACCCACGACGGGATGAACGAGCTGGTATTCATGCCAGACTCGAGGCGCAGGGTTGTCTCTAAGCTTTCATTCGATCACGTACCTATGAAGGAGGTGAATTGATATGTGTGGACGATGGGTATGGCACTGGCACTGGTGGGGCTGGTCCAGGACGTTTGTCATGGATGCTGCATGTGGTCGGCGCAACTACACCTGACGTAGTTCGACAAAAGCCCCCGGGTCTGTAAAAGGGCCCGGGGGTCCGCGTCAGAAACTAAGGGTAATATGAGACCCCTCTACTCGAAAGGAATACTCATGCTGCCCGTTGCCAAGATTATCATCTCTGGACTCTCCTCCATTGGAGCTGGTATGATTGCCAGCAAGCTCACCAAGCCCCTGGTTTCGAACGCAAATGGAATCGCTAAGATTCTGCTTTGGTTCGGATCCGTGGGCACTGGTGTTGCTGCTAGTGCAATCGTTGCCCGCGAAGTTGAGAAGCAGTTCGACGAGACTGTCAAGGCCGTCGAGGAAGCTCGAGACCACATCGAGATCGAAGACTGATCTCTAACCCTATATCCCGAACCTGGGATATAGGCTTTTCTGAAAGGAGCACACATGGGAAAGCTTGTAGTACACGAGAAGCGACTGACTATCGACGGGGACTTCCTCTCGCTCGAGGACTGTTTTGAGGCATTCCGGCGCAGTGTCGAATACGCAGAGAGTCACGATATTGACGACACCCTCGTCATCTCAAGCTCGATCGATACGGTTGAGTTCCAGCGAGCAAACGGGAACAGCGTCCTCGCAACCTATGATGATATCCACAAGGTGCTGATCATGCGTCTCTTCCTCAACGAGGGGGACGTGGTGATCAAGCCGATCTACATTTACAACCACAGCGAGTACCAGACGGCCTGCAGCTTCATGCGACAGGTCCTTGGTGGGCAGCTTGATCTCAAGAAGGAGTGGCTTGTATGAGCAAGAAGAACCCTAGCGTCATTGACTACTTCGATCTCAATGGTGACCTGAACGAGGAGGCCTATGAGTTTGAGGATGTCAAGCTTGAGGAGTACATCGACAAGCGAAGCAACATAAAGCCCACCTGGGTCGGTAAGTACAGTCACCAGCTACACTTCGATCTTGCGGACGACACTGAGGTAAGCTTCTACAAAGGCCTTGGTATCGTTTACGCAGACATCAACTTCCCGAATGGTATCCGCACCATCCTGTTCAAGTGCCGACAGAAGAAGAACCTCACCAGGTTCATCTCTCGAGTGCTTGAGCTAGCACAGGGCGATTCTTCAAACATCCACCCAGACTTCCGAGCCTAATCTAAGGAGAACACAATGGCACGACCCAAGAACATCACCATCGAGAACGCACGCATCTTCTTCAAGGACTTCTCCGCCTCTGGTCCTTTCGCCGGTGGCACCAAGCGTACCTTCTGTGTGGAGATTCCCGAGGACATGGTCCCTGAGCTCGAGCGGGATGACTGGAATGTGAAGACCCGGGAGTCTCGGAATGACCCGGATGCCCTGACTCACTACATTAAGGTGGAGGCCTCCTACCGAAGCCGTCCTCCGAAGATTGTCTGCATTCCAAACCTGACTCGACGGAAGGTTTACATCAACGAGCAGACGATCGACTCTCTGGACTACGTCGAGATCCTGAACGTGGATCTCACGATCAACCCCTATATCTGGGAGGCGAATGGGAATACCGGCGTGAAGGCATATTTGGGCACCATGTATGTCACCATCTCTGAGGATCCGCTCGATGCCAAGTATGCTGATGAGGAGGTGGCTGCCTGATGCGACGCTACGGTTTCTTCAACTTCCTGTTCGACGTGTTCATGACTGGCATGACTGGAGGATTCTGGCTCATCTGGATCTTCATCCGAGAGATGCGTCGAGGCTGATTTTATACCCCCGGGTCTGTAAAAGGGCCCGGGGGTTCCCCATTCTAATAGAAAGGACACACGTGGCTAGCCGACTCATAGTCAGTGCTGACGACATCATGAGGGCGGTCAAGGAATCTGAGGAGTTTGAGAGGAAAGCTCTCGTCGAGGCTCGTAAGCGAGATCGAGCTGAGGGTAAGCCACCTCGAGAAGTTCTCCACCCTGATCACAAGCCTGGTCGAGATATTGTGCTCGACTATATCAAGAACCCTGAGCGTCGACGTACGCCACGGTGTTCCGTTCATCTTGAGAAGCGGACTGCTAACAACAGCTATCGATTTGTTGTAGACGTGTCTCAGGTAAGGAATCGAGAGCTTGCGGATGAGATAGAGAAGGATCTCTTCGCATTCATGGACTACCTTCTCGACGAGTACGACATCCCCCGACGCATTAGAAAGTGAGCACACAAATGTTTTCTCTCATCCGGGTTTCCGAAGGCCCCGTCGACATCAACGAGCTCCGTGCCAGGTACCTCGGTAAGATGAGGACTGAGGAGGGCGTTATGCTCCCCACGTTCCTCTTCCGTGACCGGGAGTATTTCATCACAAATTTCACCCCCGCCCAGAATGACTCATGGCTCCTGACTCTGTCGAACGCTGAGGGGGCTATTACTCGGCTCACTGTCAAGAATGGCGAGCTGATCAGCAATGGCTCAAAGCTTATGCTGGCTGACATGCTTCGTCATTACTCGCCGAAGAAGTACTACGACTACTGGATCCTTGATGGACGCAAGCCTTCTCCGTTCTTCTACGAGAGCATCAAGTATACCGTCAAGTCATTCATGACTGTCCCTGGATCCACTGATCTCTATATCACGGCAGAGCGTGAGAAGGGCCGTTGGTTCACCTTCCGACTCGGCAATGATCTCGGGTCGAAGTTCACTCGGCACCTCATGACGAACGAGAAGGGGCACCAGACCTACGACTGGGTTCTCGAGAATGCTGAGTGGGCTGCTGATGTACACCGTTATTTCTGAGGAGGAACCATGGAACTGACTGACAACGGATTCTACAAGACCCCTCGGATTATCAAGGGGCTGGACTTTCTCGAGCACATTCACGCTGTCCTCGATTGTGGAAACAAGGTGTATGTACAGTTCATGGTTAACCAAGAGGCAGTCGAAGTAATATCGTTCAAGCGCCTTTATGATTCGCTTAGCGATAAGTCAGTCGTGTTCAATACTCCAAATAGGCTACTGGGAGATATCCTCGTCAAAGATATCGAAGAGTTCGAATTCGTCCAGTACCGCCCGCAGACAGCATGGAAGGCTATTCACATGGGAAACACCAAGCGCATCAACCTCGAGCAGTTCGAAGATATCTGGATCAGCGACACGTTCCGGCACCTCACGCCAGTCATCGTCCTTCATCAGGAGAAGTTCTGGCATGTTATGGGTCTTGAACTCGCGGGTGAGGAGGACTCCGGCTGGTACATCTACCTCAAGCGTCAGGACTCCGACTTCATGACTCGGATTCATATGTCTCCTACTCAGAAGTTCATCTACAACCCGCTCTCGAACAGCTGGTCTCTGGACAATCCAACTGAGGAGATCACTGACCTCGAGCAGATCAAGGTCATCCTCAAGGGGGAGTCTATTCGTGAGGTAGTGGTCTCCGGTGTCCCGATGAAGCTGGTTCGGGTTCAGGAGATCGCTCGTGGGGTGCTCTTCTTCGTCTTCATGGACGAGGAGGAGAAGCGTAGGTACTACTACGCCCGTCGTACGACAAAGCTTCGTATCGTGACAGATCAGTATACTCGTGAGAAGAAGTACCTTCTGGACCACATCAAGGCCATGCACATTGACTGAGCGCTGGAGGAATTTACCCCACCCCTTCTCAAGGTATGAGGCATCCGATCTTGGTCGGGTGAGGAATATCTCGACGGGGAGGGTGCTGAGTATCCAGCGCTGTTCTGACGGAGCCCCCGGGTTCTCCCTGTATCGCGATGACTCAGGTAAGCAGACCATGGTTCGCTGTGGTGTGACTATCTGGCGTGCATTCTATGGAGAGCCCGGGGCACGGCGATATGTCATTCACTTGAATGGTGATATGGCCAACTGCCGTCTTGAGAACCTCAAGCTGGTGTCCTACTCAGAGTACCGGCAGGCCTGGTATGACGAGTACAACGCAGAGATGGATCGTATCTACGACGAGACTGTCTCTGAATTCGACGACTACATCTTCGGCTCATGCACTGAGTCGGAGGCGGATAGAAAGACTCGATTTGGCTACTGAGCAATGGAAGACAATCCCACACCCCTTTGAGAAGTACGAGGTATCGGACTTGGGAAGGGTTCGGAACAAGCGGACTGGTCATTTTCTGACCCCCACCCTTGACAAGCAGACCTGGTGCTACCGTATGTACCCGGTTGGAGGCAAGAAGCAGCTCAAGCGATCTGCTGGAGTGCTTGTGTGGAACGCCTTTGTCGGTGAGATCCCTCCGTACCACTTCATCCAGTACAGGGACGGAAACCGACGGAACCTCAAGGTGAAGAATCTCTACCTGAAGTCCAACTCCGAGTTCCGCAAGGAGGAGTATGCTGAGGGTCGAGCAGGTTTCTTGCTCAAGGAGTATGAGTCCGCATTCGACGAGTGGATCTTCGGATCATGTCTCGAAAGGAGAACACACTAACCATGACAGTTACGTATCGCCCTGAGCAGATTCAGGCGGTGCGTCAACTGCAGAACGGCAGCATCTTGGCGGGTGGCGTTGGTTCAGGGAAGACCCTGACCAGCCTTGCGTGGTACCTCACGTCGGTTTGTAACGCCGCCTCGTTCAAAGAAGGGGGGTCCTTGGCTAAGAAGAAGGTCAAGGGCTCCCCTACGCTGTATGTCATCACAACCGCTAAGAAGCGGGACTCCCTTGAGTGGGAGGAAGAAGCTGCGCGTCTCGGTCTGAGTACAGATCCCGCATGTAGTTTCACAGGTTCATCCATTGTGGTGGACTCGTGGAACAACATCGGGAAGTACTCGGATCGAGAACACGCGGTATTCTTTTTTGATGAGCAGCGTGCTTCTGGCAGTGGGCGCTGGGTCAAGGAGTTCTTGAAGATCACAAAGAAGAACACCTGGCTTCTGCTCTCAGCTACCCCTGGAGATGTCTGGATGGACTACCTCCCGGTATTCATGGCTCATGGATTCTTCAGGACTCGTACGGAGTTCATGGAGGACCATGTCATATTCGATCGCTTCGCAAAATACCCCAAGGTCAAACGATACATAGGGGAGGCGAAGCTGCAGCGTTTGCGCCGGAGTATCCTTGTGGAGATGCCGGTGGCTCGTCATACTACTAGGGATAGGAAGACTGTATTCTGTGAGTATGACAAGGACTTGTACAAGTGGGTCGTGAAGAACAGAATGGACCCATGGACCGAAGAGCCACTGCGTGATGCTGGTGGCGTGTGTCGAATCTTGAGAAAGGTGGTCAGTGATAATGACTGGCGTTCAGCAGAAGCCAAGCGCATACTCTCAAGCCATGAGAGGGTTATCGTATTCTACAATTACAACTATGAACTCGATCGAATCCTTGCAGTTGCAGAGAGCCTTGGAGTGCCTACGGCGCAATGGAATGGACATAGGCACGATGTACTACCAACAACAGACAGATGGATCTATATCTGTCAGTACACCTCGGCAGCAGAGGGATGGAACTGTACTAGTACCGATACGGTTCTCTTCTGGTCCCTTAACTATTCCTGGCGAGTGACGGAGCAGTGTGAGGGACGGATCGACCGAATGAACACGCCTTATTCTCGGTTGAATTACTACTTTCTTGAGTCTCATTCCTCGATAGATGAGGCTGTTCGGCGGTCATTGAGCTCGAAGAAGGTGTTCAACGAGAGGGCATTCGTCGGTTAGACTGCGTGCGATGTGCCCACCCCTGGCCACTTTTTTTGAATAGTGGCCATTTTTATGTGTTACAGACGTGACTGATGTTACTCATCACACGTATTGTGGCCAAAAAAGTGGCCAGGGGGGTGTCACACGTATTGTGGACTTTTCGTTGGAATTGCAACGAAAGGTCGGAAGTGGCCATTTTTTGTAAAATATTATAATTGATTGATTGATTGATTTTTTTATATTATATAGAATATAGGGTTTTTAGCCACTTTTTTGTCCACCCCATGAGAAGTGCTGTTTGATGATGTTTGATGATGTTTATCGATCGAATTTTCACATTAGTCACATCCGTAACAAAACCCCACCCTCAATCAAGAATACCCCCTCTACAATACGTGTGATGCCCCTCGTCGCATACTCGGCATATAATGATAAGAAGGATAGAAACAAGCCTACCCCTTCTTATAGGCTTACCCAGAGGAGCACACCATGCGTGAGTCACAATTCCAAGCCCAGCTCATCAAGAAGCTGAACAAGATGTTGCCGGGGATCATCATTCTAAAAAATGATCCCAACTACATTCAAGGCATACCCGATCTGATTCTCCTCTACAAGAATCGTTGGGCGGCCCTTGAGGTGAAGCGAGGCGAACTGGCCTCAGTCCGTCCGAACCAAGCACACTACGTTCGGACAATGCATGCCATGTCGTATGCAGCATTCATCTACCCTGAGAACGAGAGCGAGATCCTCAGTGAAGTTCAACAATCACTCACAGCTTAATGGAGCCCACGCATTCCTGAGTGCCAGTAAGTATCACTGGCTCAATTACTCACCCGATAAACTTATCGAGTCCTTCCGGACTTCCCAGGCTGCAGCAAAAGGCACCCGTCTTCACGAGCTCGCCGCTGAGCACATTCGTCTGAAGATGCGCATGCCCCGAAACAAGGTGACGTTCAATAACTATGTTAACGATGCTATTGGGTTTCGGATGGTCCCGGAGCAAGTCCTGTTTTACTCGGTCAACTGCTTTGGCACTGCTGACGCTATCTCCTTTGACAAGGGCCTGCTTCGCATCCATGATCTGAAGACCGGCGTTCACCCGGCTAAGGTTGATCAACTCATGATTTACGCCGCGCTCTTCTGCCTCGAGTATGATGAGCGTCCTGGAGCCATTAACTATGAGCTCCGAATCTACCAGAATGACGATATTCAGGTAGCAAACCCTGAGGGCGAGGATATTGCCCGAATCATGGACACCATCATCCAGTTTGATAAGCTGATCGAGAAGATCAAGGAAGAGGAGGCCTAATGGATCTCGCCCACTATGGTGTTAAGCGCCGTTCCGGGCGCTATCCTTGGGGTTCTGGTCAGGACCCGCACCAGCACTCTGGTGACCTGCTTTCCACCATCAAGGATCTCAAGGCAAAGGGTCTCAGCGAGACTGAGATCGCCAAGGGCCTTGGAATGACCACCACCCAGCTTCGAGCCCAGAAGTCCATTGCTAAGAACGAGAAGCGTAAGGCTGACGTTGCAATGGTGGCCCGTCTCAAGGAGAAGGGTATGTCTAACACGGCTATTGGTCGTCGTATGGGCATT